CTTGATAATATTGACCAACGTTTAACTATTTCAAATGAAATGAGAGAAGTACAGGAAGTATTAGGTTTAGAAGCTGCTAGACAAGTGTTTTTCAATGAAATGAGAACTGTATTCGCTGCCTATGGTATTGATATTACTAAACATCATTATGAAATTTTAGCCGATTCTGTATCATATAGTGGTAAATTTACAGCAATTGCTAGAACTGGTGTAAATAGAAGAGAAACTGGTCCTTTAACTAAAGCATCATTTGAAGAAACTTTTAGTATGTTTATGAAAGGTGGTTTATTTGGAGAATATGATGGTTTATTTGGTGTAAGTGGTAATATCCTTGTTGGAAAACAACCAGGATTTGGAACGGGATTACCACATATTATTTCATAGAAAACTTTTTTTCTTCATAATTAATATAATAACTGATGCCTAGAAAATCAGATAATACAGTAGAAATTATTAAAAAAATGGGTTATAGTCCATATCATGTTAAAAAATTGAAATCTATCAAAAATAAAAAAGAACAAGAAAAAACTTTTATGAATTTAATCTTTAAATATAGCCAATATCATAATATGAAATGTGATTTAAAAATAAATTGTAAAAGAATTCAACGAGGTGGTAGTAAAGCAACTGATAAAGCATTTGATGCAATAATATCTATAATATCTCAACTACAAAAATCAAATTTAAACTCACTTGCTTCTACGAAACTATATCAAAGCCGACAAGATTCATTAAACGAAAGAAATTCCGCAAAAGATATTGAAATTGCTGATTATAAAAAAAAAGTTGAGAAATTAAGAAAAGAAATAGAGAAATATAATATTGATAATGACGAGTTAAAAAGATTACATTCATTAGCAAAAAAAAAAATAGAAAATGAAATGGAACAATCTAAAAATTTATCTGAAAAAAAATATAGTAATTTATTAGAAAAACATGAAAATGCTTTAGGCACACATGAAAATAAATTATCACAATTAACAAATTCTAAACAAAAACAAGAAACTTTAACTCAATTAAAAATTAGTGAATTAAAAAATTCTAAACAAAAACAAGAAACTTTAACTCAATTAAAAATTAATGAATTAAAAAAATTCAAATATGATACATATCAAATTAATTTAATAACATTTTTAAGTTCTTTCCAAAGTTCTTATCTAAAATTTAGTATATTAAAAAATAAATTTATTATATGTAAATTAATTAAAGATTTTTTACTTAAGAGAAAAGATATCAAAAACAAATTACAATATGAAAACAAATCACCTATTTTAAATTTTACTACATGGTTTGAAAGACTTGATATTTTTAATGAAAATTTAGTTCCAATGAAAGAATATCAAAACATAGTTGATAAATGTTGCTTTATTTTTTATGATTTAATTGAAAAATATGGAATTGATATTAATGATCCCGATTATCAATTTGTTAAAGTAGATAATAAATTTAAAGGTTATCATGAAATTGCAACTGATTTAATCAGATATCAAAACAATAATGGGGATATTATTGAAGCAAAATTTGAAGATAAGAAAGTCCAAGGTATTCAACCGAATGATACTACTTTAGATTCTTTTTCTTCTATTATTAATAATATTAAATTACTGAATGACACAATTAAGGAAATTAAAAAACATGATTTAGATTTTTTAAATTTAGTTATCGTAAATACATTACAAGTTATTGAATGTACTTGTACTTCTCCTTGTAATTATACTTGGGAAACATACAAAAAGGAGGCAAAAAAGCCAAAATGGCAACCTTGGTGTAGGACAGAATGTAAAAAAGAACTTAATCATATGGGAAACGACCCAGGAACAAAAAATTGTGCTCCAATTGATAATCCTACGAATACAGGTAGATATGCATCTCGTAATTCTAAAACTACTGGTTCTCCAGTTCACGAAGATTATTATTTAGAGGTAATTAAAGGTGTTTCACGTAAAGGAGGAGAACCAGTATATTATATTGGTAATTCAAAAATTCCTTATGCTGCTCCTACTAGAAAAAAATTTTGTTTAAAAAATTTAGAAAAACGAACATATTTAATAAATTGTGATGATAATCAAAAACAAACAATTCGTGAATTTTTAAAAGAAAAACAAGATAATACAATGCTATATCTAAATAAAATAGAAAGATCATTTTTAACAGTATTTGATGATTCTGCTAATAAAACAAAAAAACATAATCCAAAAGAACTACGAAAAAGAGAACCAAAAAAACAAAAATCAAAAGAGAACGAATCAGGTTGGTCATCTGATTTCGAAAAACGTAATATAAAGAGATAGTAATTTATCACTGAAATAAAATTAAAATTAAAATTGATTTTGTATGAATTTATAATAACTTATATATTGAAATTTAAATTATTATAAATTATGGAATCTTCAACTGAACGTAGTACTGTTAATTTTTTTCTTGGTGATACCCAAAAAAAACAATTGGGAATTACAGAAAAGAATGCTAAATCAAATTCTGAAATTTATATTATTATTCAAAATGATAAACTTCAAGCAGAATCAAGAATGCTTCATAAAAAATTAGTTGTTGCTGAACAAGAACGAGATCAATTTGAATCTGAATCTGATAAATATGATTCAAGTCTTCGTTATATGCGAAGTCTAAATCATAATTTAGTTGAATTAAAGGATGATACAGGTAAAGTTTGTAAACGTTATCGTGGTCTTCAAATGAATACTGATACGATGAATGGAAAACTCAAGTCATTTAATACAAACTTGTTTTATATTTATGTTATGACAATGATGACATTCAGTTTAACTGTAGTATCATCATTCTTTGGATTTGGTTTTGGATTCTTTATGTTTCTACTATCTACATCTGGTGTTGTTGCTGTTTGTAAATTTTTTCTTAAAGTAGATCATTCTACTTATGGAAAATTGATGAAAGAGTTTGCTCTATTAAAAGCAAATTCAAAGGCTAAACTAAATGAGATTACTCTTCTTGAAAAGGAGATTAAACGAACAGAGGAAAGTCTTCCTGGAATTGCTGAATTTATTGATAATGTTTAGATATTTTGGATATAATTTATTTTATTTTTAATAAAAAATTTCCAGTCCCTAATTTAAATAAAGAGATTTTTCCATTAATTTACCGAAGTAAATTCAATGAATAGAGATTAACTACTAAAGGCTTAAGAGAGCTTAACGTTGCTTCAAATTGATTAGATCTGGAAACGGTAAGTTCAAACAGTGTCTTACGTCTGATGATGGTTTAATACAATAAACGATCAACTAGTGACTATCCGTGTGCGATCAAGCACCGCCAGTCAAGCCTACCGAAGGTGTGTTGTAGTGATACTACAACAACCAACTGTAGGAATAGAACCTGAATAGAGATTAACTACTAAAGGCTTAAGAGAGCTTAACGTTGCTTCAAATTGATTAGATCTGGAAACGGTAAGTTCAAACAGTGTCTTACGTCTGATGATGGTTTAATACAATAAACGATCAACTAGTGACTATCCGTGTGCGATCAAGCACCGCCAGTCAAGCCTACCGAAGGTGTGTTGTAGTGATACTACAACAACCAACTGTAGGAATAGAACCTGTATAGTGTTATAAAAAATCGATTTTAATTTTTGTTTTTATTTGAATAAAACAGTCATGGAATTGGTGAATTTATTGATAATATCAAGACCAATAAACGAAATAAACGAAATAAACGAAATAATAATTACAGAAATGATTCAATTGTATTACTCAAATTACTTAATGGATAGTGTGAATTTTTTGATGTTAAGTAGATTATAAATAATCTTACACATCTACGTTCTTCACAACGATTATAGATTTCATCCAATACAGCATTAATCAATTTATTCCAATTATATCTAGCAACTTCTGCTCGTTCAAATTCTTCATCAGCTTCAAACAAAAGTTCCATAAATTCGTCCATATTATATGCAATGATAATATCAATAATATAATTGCAATAATCACATAATACTTTCAAAAATCGATTTTATTTTTTATATAAATTAATAAGTCCTTGAATATTATTTTTATTATTCCCATTTTGTATTTGGAATACAATAACGAGCACATTTTATAATTTCATCATAATTTTCTTTAGTTTTTGCTTCAATCAAAAGTTTTTCATAAACTTGTTTAAGAAGTTCTGTATCAATATCTGCACCATGTCCTTTTTCACGAGAACTACGATCAATATTTAAACGATCGCATAATGCATCTAATGAATTTTTTTGTTTTGGAAACAATTTTCTTGCTAATTTAAGTGTACAAAATTTTTCATTTTGAAGTGGTTTAATACCTTGTCTTTTGAGTTCAGAATTTAGAAAATGAATATCAAAACACATATTATGGGCGATTAATTCATCATCTCCTACAAATTCTTTAAAACTTTTTGCAATATTTTTAAATTCTACACTTTTTTTTAAAACATTTATTGGAATTTGAGTACATTGTTGTGCTTTGTGAGACATTTTTCTTTTTGGATTTAAATAAGTATGCCATACAACACCTTGTTTTCCATTAATATATTCTCTAGCACACATTTCAACAATTTTATCTCTATAATGATTTAAACCTGTGGTTTCAACATCTACAAAAACTTTCCTATTGCTAAAATATCTGACATTTGCAAATCGATTAAAAAATCTTTGCGGACGTATTATTTTAGAAAACATATTTAAAATATTAGTTAAATAAATATCTAATATATCAATTTTAATTATTCTTCAATTATTAAACATAAAAATTTTATTTTATTATTTCAAAAACTAATTAAATAAATAAGCAGATTAGTATTTAATAAGTAGGTAACCATGCAAACTGCTAATATACCTTGGATTGAGAAATATAGACCATCTAATTTAGAAAGTATTAAATCACAAGATTATGTTCGCATTTCATTAGAAAAATTAATTGAAAAAAATACAATTCCTCATCTCTTATTTTTTGGTTCTCCTGGAACAGGGAAAACTTCTACTATTTTGGCTAGTATTAAAGAATTGGAAAAAAAAGGTTATTTTGTATCAAAATTAGAATTAAATACATCAGACCAAAGAGGGATTAATACTGTAAGAAAAAAAATAAAGGAATTCGCAAGTACAAGATCTTTTTTTAAAAATGGATTAAAAATAATTATTTTAGATGAAGCAGATTCAATGACTAATATCGCACAATGTGCTCTAAGACGAATTATTGAAAAATATTCCAGAAATGTACGTTTTTGTATTATTTGTAATTATATTAATAAAATAATTCCTGCAATTCAATCACGATGTATGAAATTTCGTTTTTCATTATTATCAGAAAAAGAAATTGAAATAAAAATTAAAGGTATTGCTGAACAAGAAAATATTACTATTTCTGATAAAGGGATCAAAACAATAGTTGAATTATCAAATGGTGATATGAGAAAAGGTATTAATATTTTACAAAGTATTCCTTTATTTTGTAAGGGAATCACAGTGAATGATTTTAATATACGAATGTGTTTAGGATATCCAACAAATGATATGATTGATACAACTTTTAGTATCTTAATATCAAATGATAAGATTTTTAACAAATATACAAAAATTAATAATTTGATAAAATCACGAGGTGTTTTATTAAGGGATTTGATACAATGTTTACATAAACAAATTTTAAAAAATAAAAAACAGTTTAAGAAAAATAATTTAATAGAAATATTAAAAATGATGGCTTTAGTAGAATTTAATTTAACATTAAATATAAATGAAAATATACAATTGGGAGCATTAATCTCTGTATTTTAGTTTATGTCGTTTAAAATTACTTTTTTAAATATAGATAAAATGAATAACATAAAAAATGTTGAGTAAAATGGCTACTGTAGAAATTATTGATGAAGATGAACAAATTGAACAACCATCTGATTTAGATTCCATGCAAGATATGGAAACTATGCCAGAGATGGAAATGCCACCTGATATGAATACTGCTCTTGGTATAGATGGAGATATGAATATTCAAGAAGAACTTGAAAATGCGGCTGATGACCTTGATAGTAATTATGATGATGAATATGATTATGATGAGGTTGATGATTTACAATTAGATGATGATTATTTAGATAATTATGAAAATGAATTAAATTATGGTGATGTTTTAGGACAATTTTTAGAAGATGAAGATGGTAAAAATATTGCTGAAAATTTATCAGATTTAGTTTCTGTTCTTAAAGAAATCCGAGATCTTTTTAAAGTTGGTATTACTAAAAATTGTAATGCTATAGACCAAAATTCTAAATGTATTATTAAATTACAAAAAACAATTGAAACAATGAATCTTGATTATTCTATAATTAAAAAAGGTCATTAAATATAATATTTTTTCTAATGATAATATATATAAAATATGACTAGTGTTGACCAACAATTACAAAAGATTAATAATCAAATGAATAAAATTAATCAACAACTTGAAAATCATGTATCTCAACAAACTAATAAACAACAACAAAAAAAAATACAACAAGTTCAAAAACAAGTTCAACAAGTTCAACAACAAGTTCAACAAGTTCAACAACAAGTTCAACAACAAGTTCAACAACAAGTTCAACAACAAGTTCAACAACAAGTTCAACAACAAGTTCAACAACAAAATCAACAAGTTCAACAACAAAATCAACAAGTTCAACAACAACAACAACAATTAAAACAACAAGTTAAAAAAGCAAATGAACTTATCGAAAACGCAAATAAAGTTATCGAACAAACTGGAGGAAATAAAACAGTAGAAAAAGCACAACAAAAAGTTAATCAACAAGTAGAAAAAGCAAACGAACTTCTCGCAGAAGCAAACGAACTTCTCGCACAAACTGGAGGAAGTGTAACTCAAAACAATCAACTTAAAAAAACACAAAAGAAATTTGAACAACAAATGGAAAAAACTAATGCTCTTCTCGCAAAAACAAATGATATTCTCGAACAAGCTACCCAAAAGGGGGGAAAAAGAAAATCTAAAAAAGGAGGAAAAAGAAAAGTTGTCAAAGGTTCTTGGATGTGGGCTGTCAAAACCGCACGTAAAGAACTTGGCGTTACTGGATTCCAAGCAATCAAAAAAGGAACTCCTCTTTATAATAGAG